AACTTCATGGTATCCTTTTACAAGTGATAACTCGGGAGCATTTGCCCCAACTTCCCCTACTACCACGACAACCAGAGTTACGACTGCAATTACATCCGGTCTTACAAATTTACCAAACACAATGGCTGTTTTTTTTGGAAGCTAATTATAAGAGGAGATTTATTAAATGATTTTTATTTATACACACCCAATAGAAAAAAATCTCTGTATAGTAATTGGTGCTCCAAAATCTCATATAGAGAAGAATATTGGGAGTATTACTGATGAACAATATGAAAAATTAGTTAGAGATACATGCCATCCCGAAGCTACAGATATTACAAAAATAAAAGAAGAAAATATTCCAGTTCATTTAGAAGAATTCCGTGAGTCATGGCAACATATAGGAAATGGAAAGATAATTGTAAATCTTGAAAAGGCAAAAGAAATTCGTTTAAGTCAAATAAGAAAAAATATAGATGCAAAAATTAAAGATTTAGAAAAATTTTATGTTCTACCAAGTTTGAAAAAAGAATTAGATAATTATAAAAAAATATTATTGGGTCGTACATCTAAATTAGAATCATTAATTCCGTCTTCAATAGAAGATATAAATAATGCCACTCCAAATCTAGATGATTTGAATTTTTAAGGTAAGGAATAATAGATAAATGTCATTTGTCCTTACATATAATACCCTTTTTGAAAAAACGATCAGTTATCTTGAGCGTATGGATCAAACTGTTGAAGGAGACTTCGATGCATGGGTAAAATTTGCTCATGACCGTATCGGTAGAGATTCCAATACGCAATTGTTTGAGGTCTATATTGGTGGAACATTTACGGCAGGAATATCTGTAATGCCAAAACCTGCTCGCTGGCAAAACACTATCACTTTCAATTATGGTACAGGTTCCGATATTGTAACATTAGGTAATAATCCTCTAGCAACTGATGGCATAACAGCCACCATAACTGTCACGATTCCTTCAACAACAGGCTTAGTCAATGGACAAAGCGTTATTATTTCAGGAGCGACAGGAGGAGGAGGTCTCACTCCTGCAGAATTGAATATAATAGCTCCTATTACAATAGTAAATCTTACTTCTTTTACATATTCTGCCACTGCAATTTCTACGAGTGCCGCTAATATAGGTGGAGCATCCATCACTGCATCATTTCCCAGCAACAATAGTTATACTCCTATTTTATTGCGTTCTTTTGAATATGCTCGCTCATTTTGGCCTAATCAACTTCTTACCGCTCCTCCTATGTTTTATGCGGATTATGGATATTATAATTGGTTGATTTCTCCAACGCCTGATCAAAATTATCCATTTACGCTCGGATATCTTGAAACACCACAAGTCATCGATGCAACTTATCAAACTAATTATCTAACGGAATTTATGCCGGAAGTTTTATTAAAAGCTGTTCTTTTAGAAGCGATGCTCGATCTTAAAAATGACGAAAGAATTCCCGTATTGGAAAGTGAATATGTAAAAGTACTTTCATCCTGGAATGCGAAAGATGAATTGAGAAAAGTTGACCGTTATGTGACAAGAAAGGCTGATTAACCATGAGCTATACTAATATATTTGGTGGATATAATATTAATACTGCTTTTCCTTCTTATATGAGTTATACATTTTCAGGAAATTTACAACTTACATGGGCCACATCATTTGTTGATAATTCTAATGTAACAGCGCAAATAAATGATCTTATTGGAAATAATGTTATCGTTAATCTTGGAAATAACCCATTCACAACGACTAATGGAAGCACAATAGTTGTTGTAACCATTCCTTCAACTGGAACTCTTCAAACTGGAAATCTAGTAACAATTGCTGGTGCTGCTGGTATAAATGGTATTACAGCAGCTCAATTGAATATCCAAGCTCCTATAACAGTTATTAGCTCTACTTCTTTTAGCTTTCCAAGTACGGGAGTTGCAACTTCATCTGGAATAGGTGGTGGAAATATTATTACTTATACTTTGGATTCAACAATCACTCTTGCTGATGCTATCCTTATTTCCGTTGGTCAAACCATTCAATTTAATAATATTGGCACAAATCCAATAACAATTTTTAATTTTTCAGGAGGCCAAATTGCTACAATTCCTCCCACAAATAACAATCAATATATTTTATATCTCCGTGATAATACAACACAAGCTGGAACATGGGGAATTACCCATTTAGGAGCAGCAACTTCATCTGCTGATGCAAGTGTTTTGGCAGGACAAGGAACAATTGCACTCAACAGCGAAATTAATACTAATTTTCCTGGAAAGACGATTGGAGCAAATTACCAGGTCGTATTAACTGATCGTGCTTCTATCCTTGTATGGACAGGAGGTGCAGGCACAATTACATTACCTGCTCAATTGGCAGGATTTTATATTGCTGTCAATAATGAAGGATCAGGAGTTGTCACCATCAACACACCAGATGCTACGACGATCGATGGGAATGTATCTTTCCCTTTAAATCCTTCTGAATCTTCTTATTTTATTGGTGTTGGCGTAAACTGGAATACTCTTGGATTTGGAGTCGAATCTTTTTTTCAAGTGAATGTTCTTGAACCTATTAATTTAACTGGAGTGAATCCATCAGTAACATTGACTAATGCTCAATCATCCCGTCTTGTTGAACAATTTATAGGTACTTTGGCTAACAATGTAACTGTTTATTATCCAACAGCCGCAGGACAATGGTATATATGGAACAATACGACAGGAGCATTTTCATTAACTGTCCAATTGGTAGGGCCTACCGGGAATCCTGTCATTATTCCGCAAGGAGAAAAAGTTATTATCTATTCGGATGGTAATAGCATGTATAATATTCCTACTATCGCCACATCTGCTATTTTCCCTGATGGGACAGTAGGTGCTCCTGGAATAAATTTTGCAGCACAAAATACGACAGGTTTTTATAGAATAAGTTCAGGTCTTACTGGATATGCTTCTGCTGGCAATCAAGGATTAACATTTGGAGGGCCAATTCCTGGGTATGGATTGGGAATTTCTGAAGGACTTTCTTCAAGATATTATAATACAGCCAATACTCAATATGTTGGATTCCAAGCAGGTGCATTGACTGGGAATACGATATGGACTCTTCCATTAGCAGATGCAGTAAATGCTGATGGTATTTTACAATCTGATGCTGCGGGTAATTTATCATTCTCAACCGCTAGTTATCCTGCTGTAACAACAGCCAATGAAATTTTATATTCATCGACAACTAATGTAATAGGCCAAATAGCAACTGCAAATAATAGCGTATTGGTAACGCAGGGTACTGGGGTTCCTTCCTTACAAAATACTCTTCCGACAGCTGTTCAGCTTAATATTACTGAGCTTGGGACAGTAACGACAGGAATTTGGAATGCTACCCCAATTACCGTTCCTTTTGGTGGTACAGGGTTAACAACATTAATAACACCTTATGGTGTTGTATGTGCCGGCACAACAGCAACAGGAAATCTGCAAAATGCAGGTGCAGGCATAGCAAATCAAGTATTTATATCGAATGGTGTTGGTGCTTTACCCAGTTGGCAAAGTATAAATATAGCACTTCCCGCGGCAGTTAAGGCAGATGAAATAGCAGCAACTTCTACTACTGTTTATACAAACCCAGCTGTTCAACAGTATCATCCGAGTGCGGCAAAATTCTGGTGTAATTTTAATGGAACGTTGACAGGAACAAATCCTCCCACTGCGGCTTACAATGTAGCAAGTGTTACAAGAAATTCTATAGGTAATTATACAATTAATTTTACAAATGATTTTGCGAATGCAAATTATGCGCTATCTATTTCTACTAGTACTAATAGCTTGAGTGGATTTACCATATATATATATAGTAATTTAACAGTAAGTTCATTCGGTGTTAGTACTTATAACATAACAGGAGGATCAATTGGCATGGCAGATGCTAATACTGTTACTATAGTAGGATTTGGATTACAATAAATGGCTGCCGATCATATCATAGATATTCTTAATCCCCAGCCTGGCATTCAAAGGGATGGAACAAAATTTGATACAAAACTTTGTATTGATGGACAATGGGTGAGATTTTATAAAGGACGTCCTAAGAAAATAGGTGGATACGTTCTAATTGATCCTGGAAATATTGAGATCATCAGGAATATTTATAATGTAGACCAGCAAAATGATGTAACGGATTGTTATCTAGGACGTCCGTCTACGCTTGCTTTTACACCTATATCAAATGGAATATCACAACCAGAGATTGATCGTACTCCGTCAGGATTTGATGCCGATCCTAATAATAATTGGACTTTTGACCGATATACTGTTTTGAATGATACAAATTCTATTATCCTTCTTCCTAATCCTATATTTACGACAGATACATCTGCCACTGTTATAGTAACAGTGCCATCTACAGCGAATCTTACAACAGGGAATTATGTAACGATCTCAGGAGCAACAGATACGAATGGAATAACAGCTGCGGAACTTAATATATCTGCTTCAATAACGGTTGTTTCCCCTATAACATTTACTTATACATCTGGTGGCACTGCAACATCTACCGGATATGGTGGGGGCAATTCCGTTTCTTATCTTCCTAATTTAGCCACTAATCCTATCGGGACAACAAATGGATCAAATGTTATTACTGTGACAGTTGCTTCTACAGCCAATTTATCGGTAGGTGAAACCATAACGATTTCTGGATCTACTGCTGTGAACAATATAACTGCTCCACAAATAAATATTACTACCACAATAACAGCTATTTTATCTGGTACGACATTTACTTATGACACAGTTGGCCCACCTGTTGCTAATGCAACAGGTGTAGGTGGTGGAACGGCCGTTACATTGCTAACTTCTGCAACCATGAACTATATAATAGCTCATGCTGCACCGAATGTTATGGATATCAATAGTTCTACACAAACTCCTATTTATTGGGGGAATACAGAATCCATAAATCCTTTGGTTCCAATATCTGCTTCAAATCCAGTCTCTTCAGGAGGAATAGTTGTTTTATATCCTTATTTTTTTAAATATGGAAATGATGGCGTCTTGACATGGACGACAAATCCTGGTGGAAACTGGTCTGATGCCATAGCAGCTCCAGTAGCAGGGACAAAGATCGTCAAAGGAATGAAAACAAGAGGTGGAAGCAATGCACCTTCTGGATTGTTTTGGACTTTAAACGCTTTGATAAGAGCAACATTTGTTGGTGGAACTGAAATATTTAATTTCGATACAATTCAGGAAGATATTTCCCTTCTTTCTCAAAATTGTATTGTTACACAAAATAATATTTTTTATTGGATAGGTCATAATCAATTCTATTTATATAATGGTATCATCAGAATAATACCTAATGAAACTAATAAAGTAACATTCTTTAATAAACTTAATTTCAAATATAGAAATAAAGTGTGGGGAATATATAAGGAAGAATATCATGAAATATGGTGGTATTATCCTTCTGGAAATAACATTGAATGTTCGGATGTTATTATATATAATATTGATGGGCAATTTTGGTTTGATAGTGTCCATGGACGTAGTGCGGGTACAACAACAGGATTATATCCGTATCCCTTAGAAGCTGATTCTGTAGGAATTCTTAATCAGTACAATCCTTCTCCTATTATCATCAGTCTTTCTAATAATCCTCTTGCAACGACAGTTGGTCAAAATATTGTTGTTGTTACAATACCATCTACAACTATTTTGCGTACAGGAATGCTTGTAACGATTAAGAATGCAGTAGGATTTAATGGATTAAGTGCTTCTCAATTAAACCTTGCATCAATACCTATCACCATTATTAATAATACTTCATTCAGTTATATTGTCAGTACAAATGCAACTGCAACAGGAAGTGGTGGAGGAAATTTCCCAGTTACTTATACTTATCAGAATCTAAACTATGGAATATGGCAGGAAGAGACAGGCACAGATATGGTTCTCTTTAATAGATCATTTGCGATTGATTCTTTTTTTGAGACCAATATCATGACTTGGTTTGAAAAAG